ATGTCATTATCAAGTTCTAGGTTAAATTTTTTTATTCTTAACCAGTTTACTAACTTATCAATATAGTATTTAACTAACTTTTTTATAAAACCAAAGATCACTTTTTAATACATGATGGTATGGATGGTCCTGTTGCTTCGGGTATTACATTATCTAAAACTTTTGGTAAAGCACCCTGTACATTTCCAAGAATCTCATTCATAACTTGAGACTTAAAGTTTTCTGATGTTACATATTTGTAGCCTATGTACGCTCCAGCACTCATGGAAGCTACCATAAGAAAAGAAACAATACTTAAGACGTTAGCTATTTTTTGAAACATGATTAAAGAAGCATTGATAAAGGCTTTAGCACCTATTTCTTTGATGGTGCTTTTCCTGATTGTTGGCCTAGCTCCACTATACCTGTTTGCTGGTTTGATGACTCGCTCTTTTTCAACAACATCTCCCCAAACTGAATACCGCCCTGTAAAGCGTTAATATTGCTATTTGATTCATCTAAAACTTTTTTTGCATGATCTCTAGTTTTAACTTGTTTATCTAGTTCTTCTTTCCATTCAAGAATTTGTTTTTCGGTAATTGCTTGCATAAGTTTTCTTTTTATAATATCAATTTTTAAGAATTATACAATCTCTGTTAAATTCATTTTATATTTTTTGCCATTTCTGTTGTTCAACATATAAATTTGATCTTTACCCTCTTGTAAAGTCCAATCACCCCAAGTCCCATCAACTTTATTAGGATTTTCTGGTGAATTAGCAAAGTGTAAATCGTTCACAAATAAGTTTGCAAATCTTTTGTCTGTAGATCCTAAATTACGCTGGTTATTTGAGTCTGGAAATATACCTTCAACGGTTATATCTCCTGTAAATTCTCCACCTGATAGAGGCATTTTTGTACTGTCAGTTGCAGAAGTTATATATCCAGCACCATTTGTAAGCTGATTGTTATTTGTGACATTAGTTGCACCAGTAGCAATTCCGTTTAATTTATTTAAAAGGGTAGTTGTAAAATTATTATCAGATTGAGTTGCAACAACAAAGTCTAGTGTTCCATCAGAGTCCTGGTATGTGACTGTTATACCTGTTTCAGTATTTCCAGTAACCATTCCTCCTACAAAATCTTCAACCTGTTCCTCTGTAAGTGTTGCTGTAATATATCCAGCCCCATTTGTTATTGCATTATTATTCAAAGAAATATTTGCAGATCCATCAAAGGCAACACCAGCTATAGTTTTTGTTGCTGCAAGTTTTGTTGCAGTCGCAGCATTACCAGAACAGGCAGCAGACGTTCCAGAGCTAGTTATATAGCCAGCCCCATTTGTAATTGCGTTGTTATTGAGAGAGATATTTGCAGACCCATCAAAACTGACCCCTGCAATAGTTCTTGCTGTTGTTAATGTTGCTGCTGAACCTGTAGTGTCTTGGTTTAGTGTTCCTACAACAAAATCTAAAGTACCGTCACCGTCTTGATAAGTAACAGTAATACCTGTCTCAGTATTTCCAGTAACCATTCCACCAACAATATCTTGAATATTCTCTGTGCTAACATTTGTCGCACCAGATGCAATTCCATCTAATTTAGTTCCATCAGCAGCCATATCTCTCCCTGCCACTGTTCCTGTTACTCCGATATTTCCTGTTACGTCAATACCAGCACCAAAATCTACATTTCCAGCTATATCAACGTGTCCATCTGTATTAACTACAAATCTGTCCGCACCATTTGTTGAGTCGTGAAGTTTAAAAACACCACTCTCTGAAAATAATCTATAATCTGGATTTCCGTCAGCCTCATTTAATTCTATTGTTGGTGTATTGGCATTTATAGTTAACTTTGAGGTGGTTGTAGTTCCAGTTGTAGTTGTATTTTGAGATCCAAAATCAGGAGAAATTTTTGACCCTGCTATCGCTGCGGCACTATCTATTTTTGCATTTACAATAGTATCGTCTGCTAATTTATTTCCTGTTATAGCAGCACTACTAGATATATCTGCATTGACAATAGTTGAATCTGCTATTTTCGCAGATGTTACAACTCCATTATCAATAGTAAAGGTTGCACCGCTATTACTGACAGTTATATCCCCCTTGTCTCCATCATCGATACCACCACCACCTGATATTTCAGCTACAGAATTATCATCTTTCTTTGTAAATAATTTACCATTATCAGTTCTAATCGCAACTTCTCCGACAACTAAATCACTAGCACTTGGATCGCTACCGCTTGCATTTTTTAATTTAATGGTGTTTGCCATTGATTTAACCTCCTATGATCTAGTAAGTTCCACCATCTATGTTAAAGCTGGAGGCACTTTCATTTTCTAAAAATGTAACTAGGTCAGATAAAGCAACTTGTTTCATCGTTCCAGCGTCATTACAGATAAATCTATCGGCTGCTGCTAATGTTGTTGAACTGGCAGATGTTCCTCCATCAATCAAGTTTATTTCAGCAGTTGTAGCTGTAACTCCGTCAAGAATATTGAGTTCAGAGGCAGTAGATGTTACTCCATCTAAAATATTTAATTCAGCAGCAGTTGATGTAACTCCGTCTAAAATATTTAATTCTGCTGCGGTTGATGTTACTCCATCTAAAATGTTTAATTCTGCTGCTGTTGATGTAACCCCATCAAGAATGTTTAATTCAGCAGTTGTTACTGTAGCTCCATCTAATATGGCTATTTCTGTTGAGGTAAGAGCAGCTAAAGCAGCAGATCCACCTGATTGACAGGAAGATAAATTTGTTAAGTCTGTTGCAGATGCCTGTGCTCCTAAAGATGCTCTTGCTGTAGCTCCTGATTCGAGAACAAAGTTTGATCCATCACCCACAATAAAGTTACTATCTGTTGGGGTTAAGCCAGCTATATCGGTTAGTTGTGCATCAAAAGCCTGAACATTCGTTCCAATAGCTAGTCCTAATGCAGTTCTAGCAGCCGAAGCAGAGGTTGATCCTGTACCTCCATCTCCAACTGCAAGAGTACCTGTTATAGAACTAGCAGCAAGATCAACAGCTATTTCAGCAGATTCAATTACAAGTCCACCATTTGATTTAAGATCAGCAGATAAAGTATTACCAGATTTTTCTAAACCATTTCCTGCTGTAATTTGACCAGCACCAGAGAACTGCGAATATGTAAGATTATTTGTTGCCACCACCGCACTTCCAGAGTCCGAAGTACAAACAAAACCGCTTTCAGCATTTACTGTTCCTTGTTCTACAAAAGTAAACATACCAGCAGCATTAGCACCAGCAGCTAAATCTGTTGTTCTTTCCCATGTACTTGCTTTACAAAGATACAGTCCATTCTGACTTGCAGTACTTTGATCTTTAACTAATACTCTTTCATCAGCAGAAACCGCTACACCATCTATAGTTTGCGTTCCAGAAAGTGTAATATTAGCTATAGTCGCTACTTTTACAGAATCTTTTATATCAAGTCCTTGTGAAACACCATCAACATATGATTTACTAGCAGCATCGGTAGAAGCAGTCGGTGTAGCTAAGTTTGTTATCTTCTGTGAGTTTAAAGATACAGCAGCAGCAGGAGCAGCCATTTCTGCCAATGTATTGGTGCGTACTCCAGCATCAAAATCAGATATTTTTGTATGTGCTATTGAAGGTATATCATCACTTACTAATGCTCTAAATGCAGGAGCAGCAGCACTTCCAGAGGCAGCACCAGCTAATACATGATTAGTTGTCCTTGTTGTTGCTTTATCAAAAAATGCTCCCTTACCACCAATAGGAATAATACTTGTAGCGGAACCTCCTGCTCCCCCTGTACCCGTACCATAGATTAGGACTTCATCGCCTTCTCTAAAAGCAACTTCAGCATTTTCTAATGACCCTGGGTTTGATGATCCAGTTGATCTTTTAATTCTAATTGTGTTTGCCATCAGAAATTACCCCCGTCTACGAGTGTTAGTTTAGTAGTAGTTGAATCTGCTTTAAATGTACCACTAGATGAGTCGAAAAACACTATCGCACCATCTACTTTACTAGAGTCATCTAAAGTAGTTCCACTTGTAGCGAAAGCAGGACCTTGTGGACCTTGTGTCGTAACTTCAACAGTTGTTACGTCTGAGACTTGTGAGACAACAACTTGATTAGGATTGCTCATGCTGTGTAACCTTCACTTATAAATAGTTTACCCTCTAAATAATAATTTTTGCTGCCACTTGGTTCTGTTAATAATACGTCATAAAACAAAATACTTGGGGTAAAAGTTGCAGTATCAGTATCAGACAATGAAATATCAATAATTCCACCTGATCTGTTAGTATAAGCAACTGTCCAATCTGCATATTTGGTGGATCGTGACTCATCATAAACTTGTGCAGCTACAGTATATCCAGTTAAATCTATAGCCGATCCAGTGGAATCTTTAAATGTCAGTTTGATAGGAAAGTCTGCCCTTCTATCAACAGTAAAGTTTTTCTTTCCTGGAATTATTGCCATTTAACTAGGCTTTGGATTATCTGACTTTACTTTAGCAACATGATCTTTCCATGTTGTTGTTCCGTTGACACTATCCCAATATTGCATATCTAATTGGTCATTAATATTGGCATATTGATCGGCTCTATTTCGTGAATACTCTAATGCTGCATATTCAGCATCAAGAGTTACTCTTGCTGCATCAATCTGAGATTGTTCAACTGTTACAGAATTTCCAGAAGAATCTAATATAACCGAACCTGTGTCATTAATTACAGTGACGTTTGGATATGCTTTTCTTATCGCATTATGATCTAAGTTTGCCATTACCCTGCTATCTCCGTTGCTGTTACAACTGAAACGGCTCTTTGCTTGTGAACCGCATCTGTGTCAACCTCTGCTCTATTTAAGAACATTGTTTGACCATTTACTCCTCTTCCATATTTTATTCTGACGCTGTAAGTTGTAGCACTTGTTGTACTTGGACTATCTAAAAAATTTCCGCTTACTCCCACTGGATAACTATTAGCTCTTGTTGAGGTTCCAGAAGAAAATGTTGTTCGACTTCCAGCACTTGTGGGTAAATAAGCACTTATTGTAGAACCTCCTTTAAGAATAGTAAAACCTACATGATCATCTGTTC